TTCAAAATACGCAAAACGACCGAACGGCGGACACACCCGAGTTTTATAACCTTCGGTTATCACCCACAAAGTGTCACAGTAATTTTCAGGCCCCCAACTGCCGAACGGATACCCATCGGTAAACCATACAGCCAATTTTGGCTCAATCTCTTGAGATTTCCAAAAATTCCAAACTGCGTTAAAATCGGTACCGCCGCCACCTTTACATTCATATGTCAGCAGTTCATCTTCATTGTCTTTGGTAAACTCTTTGTAATTATATACCTGAGTATCAAAGCACACAATGCCAATCTTGAAATCATTATACATCTGCATCATGCCCCAAACCTCACTGATGAAATCTTTGGCCATTGCATCTGAAATTGAACCGCTCATATCAATGGCAATTTGAATATCAATAGTCTCGTCCTTTTTGAGCGTTGGCATAAAGATACCACTGTACATGTGCTTGCGATTAGGCCTCATAAAGGTGAAATCATCTACCAAACAACTTTGTATACTCTGCTGTAGCAAATCTCGCCAATCAACCCTGCTTTCAAGCATGCTATCGATTAGTCGCTGCAAACTGCCTGGCATTTTTCCAGCTGCAGCATTGGCAGCCTGTAAAATCTTAGCTTTGAGCTCATCACGTAGCTTTTTAAGCTCTTCTTCGCTCAAGCCTGGTATTTCTATGCCTTGTTTAGATTTGTCCTTGCCGTTGCCTGACTTGCCATCTTTGCCAAGCTCAAGATGTACGTCTAATGTCAATTCTTTTTTAACCTTGCGCTTTTCAAGATCATCGTAGACAGCTTCGCTGGTCCATCCTTCATATTTGGCATCATAAAGACCCACACGCTGACTGGTAGTTTTTTTACCACTGGCATCGGTTTCTTCAACTGGCACTCGCTCAGTGGGCATCTTGCCAATTCTATCTTTGATCAATCCTGCATTGATCACATAGTCATTGGCCATATTCCACCATTTCATATCACGATGGCTGCGACGACCCAAATGATCAAATGCAACATGCAGCAGCTCATGACATAAAACAAACTGAATTTCATCAACATCAAGTTTCTTAAAAAAATCTCGATTGTAATAGATATAGCGTCCATCTACTGCGGCAGTTGGGCACCAGCCAGCATCTGTAGCATCAACCATTGGCAAATGCATGAGCAGTGTGCCAAAAAATGGTTGATTGAACAGTAGCTTGACTTTGGCTTGTTTAATTTTTGTCTCAACAGGACTGCGCTTTGTCGCAAGTGCTACTTGAACCATAGGTATCTCCTAAAAATATTTGTTGCTAGCATTGTAACAGCAAATTTACACTAGTCAATAGTTAAAAATACACAGGGCGGATATCAACATCCGCCCTGTGTATAGATTCAACCGTTAGGCAACAAATCTGCATACCGGCTGGCAAATTCTTCCCAAGTTTTGCCAAGAAGTTTAGATTTTATTGGCAGCTTGTATGTACCTAATACAGTCTTACCTGCCATCACTGTCAACTCTTCCTCAAAATTGTCCATAATAAAGCGAAAGAACGTTTCTGCTTGTGTATGAAATTCCTCCATGGCCTTTTTATCACCAGCACGTTCGGCCTTGGTTGCACGTTCCGCAACATCCTGCAGCTCATAACACAATGCCGTGGTGAGCGCATACATCACGTCAATTTGCTTGCTGGCCAGCTTCTTTACCTTGCCACTCAACACGTCTTTGGCATGCGGTAGGTTAGCTGCCTGCTTGCGATAGCTTAAAAACTTAACGCCGATGCCATCACCAATGGTACCTTTGACCATATCACCAAGCACGTCTGCAGGAAGTGTAGTATCTACCAACTTGCCTTCAGTGTCCATCTCTTGCAACAATTCTGAACAGAAATACCAACTGCGCGGCGTAGCAAACGCATATCCATCAACGCTGGGATTGAAACTATTCAAATCGCCTGGCTGGAAGTTAATGTAACCAACAATGTCCTTGTGTACACGATTGAGTGTTGCCCATTCTTTCCAATCATCAACATCAACTTCCAATGTCAAATGTGTAAAACGATTGGCCAACGGCATGGGCATGTTGTAAGCAACACCTTTGTCCTTGACACGATTGCCTGCAGCAACGATTACAACATCATTGGGCATAACATAATTGCCAATACGACGGTTAAGGATAATCTGGTAAGTGGCAGCCTGTACTGATGGAGGTGCAGCACTCATTTCGTCAAAAAATACCAGTGCGCGACTTGCCTCGTCAGTTGGAAGATCACTTGGTGTGCTCCAACGGAACTCCTTGTCACTGATAGGCACACCAGTTTCATCACGAAGCAGATTACCTTCCTTATCATAAACCTTGACTTCTGCTAGATATGGAATACCGCGAATATCAGTTGGCTCCATCAAAGGCAATCGAATATCAATTAGTGGACGACCTTGACTCTTGGCAACTTCGGCTACCAGCTCACTTTTACCAATACCCGGCTGACCCCAGATAAAAAGAGGACGCTTGCGAGCGATACTGTGCTGAATTGCCAACTTTAAACGACTGGGATTGATTGAACTAACTTCTAAAAACTTTTTTGCAGTAGCCATTTTACATAGTCCTTTGCTTGGTTAAGTTATAGTAGGAGAATAACATATGGTACAATGTATGTCAACAGAAATTTTCAAAAACATACTGAAAAACTATGATAGGCGCTGCGGATATTTGGCTGTGCAAAATTATATGCTATGATCAATTTGGCAAGTGAAAATCGACGAAACTTTTGATATCGCCATCAAACATCTGCATTGTAAAATGTGTGGTTTCATCCCAAACATAGGTGTGCAGTGCTCGATTATACCAAGGTCCTTGTATGATACGACTCATGTTGATTAAAATTTTGCCGTTGATTATGGTATTATTTTGATGTTCTACGCACCAGCTTTTATAAGCGCGAACCAAAACACTGGCACCAAATGTTGTCAATTGCCAGGTATTTTTCATAAACAAGATCTTGGCAGCAGCGTCTACTGTTGGCAGTGCCTGGTCTGGATAATGGTCTCGCCATATTTTCTGCGTAAAATGATCTTCAAATAGCAAAGATACTAAATCTTCTTTTGTTTGCCATCCTACAGGCAACTCATTAAGATCTTTAGGTATTTTCCGTAATAATCTCGCCATTTGTTAATAGATACACTTGAAAGCGATCTGTTTTGAACAATGTGTTTAATTTTTCGGATAGATTGAACGCATGCCCAGGATTGGCAAAACTGACTTTGCGATATTTAGGACCTGGATAGTCCAGCAACTTGTTGAGACTGCGTAAATTGATAGGTTTGCCATCTAAAAATACTGCGTAGATTCCATCGGCTGCCAGCACCTGCTCGCTTTTATAGCTGGTACTGTCGGTGTGATCTAAAAGCACAGTTGGTTTTGGACGACTCATTGCCCATTATTTATCTAAACTGATTTTTTAGACGCTGTTAATTTATCGATACAGTGACGGCTTGTATCGAAAATTATATAAATCTGTATTCTCTGGAAGTTGATGAAAACTATAATGTTTGGCTTGATTGGCTCCCCACCAAAACTCCGTGTCATGATGACAGGTAAAATCTGGGTGTAATTGTGATCTAAATCCAACCTCACTTGGCAATCTAAATTTTGTACAGGTACGTAAAAAACTTGCTTTGGTCCAACCTATAGTACCGCCTAAAAATGGATATGGCCCCCAGTTATCACAATACACACATCCTACTCTATCATAGCCCTGCTGCAGTTTAACAATGCAGTCTTGCCATCTTTCAATACTCCAGTATTGCATTAACCATCGCCAATATTTGGTTTCAGCTTCTGGTCTACCATGCCAATTTTGTGTATTCAAATAACTTATGCCTTTTTGATGAAGATACAGCATGTAAATTTCCTCAGAGGTGTTATCAGCTATATCTTTCATGAGAATTGCACTGGGCACTTCTTTATCCTCAGGAACAACATCGTGTCTAAACACCCAATGGATGTTGGGTCTATCATTGTAGGCCATTTTTAAATCATAAAAGCTGTCTTCATTATAATGCAGATTCATATAAATGTGTGCATTGTCCATTAATCCGCTAGATTCCAGTAAAAACATCTGCTCATTGGTAATTATCTCCCAACCCATGAGATCTGTTACATGGTATATCACTGCAATATTTGTCATATTCAATTATGCATGGCTTGGCTACAATCTATCAAATTGTGTATCTATGATAGATAGTATTGATTCAAAATCTTCTACTGTCCACTTGCTCATTGTCGTTGTCAATTTATTATGAATATATTCTAGAACATTGAGATGATTCTGTTCATTTATCACTGGATTTTTTGGATTGAGATGTTTGATGGTTTCCAGTTGCCATAAATCGGGCGCAGTGAGAATACTATAATAAATATCAGCATAAGACATAATATTCTTGATAAACACCACTGCAGTTTGATATGGTAAGACCAACCCATCGACACATGTAAGATCACTGTCTATCACATGCAGTCGACCTGTCATTTGGCTCCAAACACGTTGCTGTTCCACGTCTAGTGGCATTATCGAAAACTGCCTCCAGATAAGTCTATTTCCGTTTTATCCGCTAGTAACTGATCCTGCAATTTGATAACTTTTTCGCTCAAAGTATTGACGTTGCTTAATGCCAGTGCAATTGCTGTGCTCAGTTCTTCAGCATCTTGCATGGTAAGCCGAATTTCTTTGCTGTTGTAATTTCTAGCAGTTTGATACTTTTTAATAAAAACTTCCAGCGCTGACGTGCTCATAGTGTCTTCTCCCGATTTTTAGATGAAATCTGATGTTGCATTTCTAATTTAGTCTGAAAAGGACCAATATATTCATACTCAGCTAAAGTTGACAATCTTGGACAAAAACTGTGCGTCCATCCTTGTGGAAATTTCAATGCATAATAGCCAGCAGCATATCTTGTCTTGCTTTTTACAGTGCGAGAATAATTTGGTACAGGATCTGTAGAGGGATCAAAATGCGTGGTATGTTTTACTGGAAAACCCCCAACGTTGCCCAGTTCAGGTTCCTTGATCGACACCGTCATTTCTTCGATATGCAGCTTACCGCCTAGTTTTCGCTGTAAAGCTGCTATATTATCATATTCTTTGGGTTCAATACGTCCAATAACCAAAATTTTGCCATCAAGTTGGTTTACCAACCCAAGTCGGTCGCCATCGCCTGTTAATATCCAGCTGTTTTCTGTGATTGGCTTCAAGCTGTATTTCATTCTGCATCATCCTCATCATGTAGTGCTGGCAAAAGAGACCCTGTATAAGCACTGCTAAAGCAACTGCTGTACTCCTGACTGGTTTTTTCAATTTTTACCAATCCATGCCTGTTACAAAATTTGATCAACGATAGTCCAACTTGTTTGCGAGGATTGGTAATAATGCTGTTTCGTATTGTATTATCAAATTTTTCAACAAGATCGGCTGGCTGCATTGTCAAATCAATCAATAGTCGATTACGATTGTAATCATCCTTGACACGATGTTCGACACCTTCATGATCAATCCATTTGCTCAACATGAGGTTGTTCCAATCAAATCCTTTGTTGTATCGATCAGCAAATGCTTCTCGCAATCCAACTTTATTTTTTGTACCTTTTTCCCTGACACCAGGATATGCACTCATAACGTTATCGCCTGCATCGCCCCGCATGCATTTTTCAAACAACAACCATTCTGGATCAGGTGGTGGCAAATCAACCCCTTGCTTGTTTTTAGCAATGTTGCCATCTTTGTCATAGATCCCTTGTTTTGTATAAAGCAGCCCAGCAATACCATTGTAAATCATCACATTGTCAGAGACCAACTGCTGAAAGTCGCTGTCACTGCTGATAACAATGTGAGTATCATTGGGATGCAAACCTATCCATCGAGCCACCATATCATCTGCTTCAGCTTCTGCATTGCGCAACACCGTACAGTTGGTTTGATTGCTGATAAACTGCACAAATTCGTCCATGACCTCAAAAAATACAGTGTCTTCTTCAATTTCACTGGCTGTACGGTTCATTGCCACAACCTTGCGATTGGCTTTATATGGTGTGTAAATGTCCTTGCGCCAAGAACGACCTTCCAATGCAAAAATGCAGTGTGTTGCATCAAATTGATTCCATACTTTTTTAATACTGGAAAATATCACATGCAAAGCCAATGCCAGCTGTTGTTCAGTATCGGGTGCTCTAATGCCGTGTCTTACACGAAAAAATAAATTCTGAGTGTCTATAACAATATATGTCTGCATCAGTCTATGCCTTTATTTTGAGTATGATACATATATGCTACTACACATCGATCGGGTCAACAACCAGTTTTTTCTTTGATTCTCTCACATGGACAATCTAAATATCTAGATCAGCGTTGCTACGTCTACTAGGTGTGGCATATTCCGCATCCATGTCGTTGATTTCTTCTAGAATGCCAACGCACACATCGTTCATCCATTGATTAACCATTTCAGGTTCAGATCCTTCGTAACCATTTTCTTTCAGCTGCGTGATAAAATATTCGTTGTAATCCATTTCAAAATAAGCTCTAGCTTTGCCTAGTGGATTCCAATGTATCTTTGGCATAGCCACCCAAGGTTCTTTGAGAAGGTCGGCTTTTTTACGATCGTATTCGAGTTGTGAAATTTTTTCGTACTTGAGATCTATGTCCAACATAGCCATCTCACGAGCGGTAGAATCTTTTGTTGTAAGTGTCACTACCTGACGAGCATAATCGTATTGGCCGATGTTGTTAGAACTCAGCATGAGATCTAATTTTTTTTGAGCCAATACGTTGGGATCATCACGGTGATTTATTTCCAGTAGCTTTTCTGCAAGTGCGTCTTGATCAAGTTCGTATTCAGCTTGTGCAATTTCTCTGGTTTTTCCTTTTAGTCCCCAAGATCCTGGCATCATCCAAAATGGAATAATAGGTTTGCGCGGCATCTTCAATCTCCATCAAGCAACTTTTTATTATGTGCAATAATTGTCTGCATGTCAAACTGGTCTAATTCAATAATAGGGATAGTGTGTTGGATCAAAGTGTGGTTGTTCGTGAATGCACTGGTTAGACGAAGATAATTTACCAGCTCTATCAACATAAAAAAATCCAGTGGTTATGTTGTGATACTTATCCCACCAAAGATTGCTTACATTGTATCTCATCCAATATTTCGGTGCTATGACAAATTGACAATTATTATTCAACCAAGCAGCCCACCAACTAAAGGTAGAATTGGCAATGATCAAATATTTTGCCCGATTTACTATAAGCCAATCCTCGGCAATGCTAAAATGATATACTGGAAATCCTTGCAAATAACGGCGCGCAGTTGGTGGATCATCTGTCACAATAATAAATTTCATTGCAGGATTGATTTTTTTCATGTGATTTACAGCATCAACATAAAATTTCGGATTTAAAAACAACAAGGGAGAATTTTGGAAATCTCCGCCTCGAAAATTTATCACACAGGTGTGTTCGTCTAGTTGTATTTGATTTAATAAATCGACATTGGGATTTTTGAGTGTAAACCAATCTTGTATATTTTTTTTGTTGTTGATGATATAGTGTTCGGCTTGTAGATATCCATGCAGCTTGGTAAAATCTTTTATTTTGAAAATATCAGGCTGATAAATTTGCTCGCGCGGATCATAATAATCATAAATTGTTTCATCATTCTCTACTCCTAGAGAACAATCAAATAAATCTATGCCTGCAAAATAGCGAGGAATATGAAAATCATAGCCGCATTGTTCTGCTACAGTTCTACACACTGCATATTGATGCAAATGATTACCAAGACGTCCAGTTAATTCAACACTGATCATTCTTATTTCCTATACACGGACATATCTCAGTGCTGCACTTGAGACAATATCCATATCTAAAAAGGCAGCTAATTGTATAGCTGCCAACAATTCACCTGATTTATTGTACCAATCAAAACGAACAGGAATGCTCATGATCAAGCCATTGATGCAAATAAATGTAGTTGCATATTAAAAATCAACCCATTGCTAGCGCAATATTTAGCTGTGTGTTCATGATTGAGTTGATTGGCCTTCATATCTAACAAACCTTCTTCCCAAAATGAAATGATTTCTTCAACAGTGCTGCGCTGTTCAATACTGGATTTGTTGTTACGCATTCTGAGATCTTTGGCCTTTTGTGGTTCACGATTGTAGATATTCATAGGGCTAACAAACACAGGTTTACCTGTATTGGCTCTCCATTGCAATGCCCAATCAGGAACAGTGCTGTAGGGGCTGTCAGTATCTGATGTCATAACAAACTTCAAACAGTCTGCCCGCTTGAGCATTTCTGCATTGGGTTCTAGATACTTGATGGGTTTGTTGTCCTTTTGGCTGCACTTGGGACTCACAACCAGTGTTGTTTCATCAGGAATATTCTGCACAACAATACCGTTGCTTTCAATCTGTGTCTTGGCAAATCGTTTATTCATGCGTTCCAAAAGTGGCACAATGTTTTTTTGCAGCATGGGTTCGCCACCTGTCAATACAAGCACCATTTCTTTTTTCTTGAGAGCAGATTGAGAATCATGTTCATCTTCTTCTGCAACTCCTCCCCAGTAATCTTGTGCCCAAGTTGGCACATCGCCTTTGAAATGTTCGTTAATTACTTGATCAACACGCTGTTCAATTTCGTCAACGGTCATCCAGTCTCCGTCGTCAAAATAGGTGTCGCAATTATGAACTACACAACCATTTGCAACATATGTATGAGTATCTTCTACTTCAAGATTATAAACTTTCCGCTCAGCAGTCTTTGTTCCGTACAACATAGCAAACCCGCGACCATCTGTTATTTCAGTTACCGATGTGATAACAACACCATTGTGTATAAAAGATGCTACTTTTTCTTTGAGGCGTTGATGATTATCGCTCCGTAAATCATGCGGCATTAGAGGCAAAAATAAAGTTTGATATCCATGTTTTTTAAATAAAGATCGCCGATTTTCGATCCATTGACTATCACGATCTTTTGCAAAATCTGCATCTGCAGCCCACACTTCTATTACCTTTTTCTGACCTTCTACTATAAAATCTGGTATACGATGTGCAATAGTTTCACCACTACCGTCGCCAATATATGTAATCGGAAAATCTTTACATATATTTTCAAACTTTTTTTCTACACCCGTTTTCTTGTGTGTTTTTCTCGATAAGTATCCTTTAGCAGCTACTTCTGGATCTTTCATTGGATTGTCAGATATCATTCGATTTACATTGATTTGTCTAAATTCAGGATCTTGCCAAAGTTTGATTAGATTTTCTCGA